TGAGAAGGGCCGCCCACAAATTGTGAGCGGCCCTAGTTGAACAATCTACTATAGCGGGATACTGTGGACTTTCCTGACTCCACAGTGCTTGCAGCGGCGCTGAAAGAACAAGTAATGCGCCGAGCGCCACATCTTTTCGGGCTTCATTTTGTGCCGCCCATTGTAGCAGTCTACGCGCTGCGTCCAAGCGTTAGACCAGCGGGACATGAGCGTTTGGACTACTCCCATTCGGGCCGCCCCCTTCGAGCAATGTCGCAAGCTTTGGAAAGGCTAGGTGCAGAACCGACCACAACACCACTGCGCGGCGATATGATCACATACAGCCCACAGCGCCCCGGCCCGTAGTTATCACTACGCATTCCACACCGGCAAAGCTGGACTTTGTACTTTAGAGCCATGTTGTGTACCACTTCCAGATTAGTGCGAATAGTTCCCCGAGTAGCCCGGTCACAGCTTCGGCCCCGGCCCCGAGACGTGGAATTGTTCCGCGTGACCACTAGGCGGGGCGCACACACAAGGGGGCCGGTGTTCGCCAGCATCGACACATATCTGTATCTCGACGCCACACTGAGGAACGTTTTTCGGTTCAGCCTGGGGGCTGCGCGATTCCCGGTCTAGGCGTAGTGCGCGGGAATGTTCGCCCCCGGCCACGTAGCCCATATGGTGATAACAGACCGCTTGCCCATTGATCACGGTCACTGCGTCATCGGCTGTTCCGTCAGTACTGCGCGGAACGTAAAGGCATAGTGAACACTTCACCGCTTCATCCCCTGCTCAAATAGTGCCCAGTCGTCAGAACGCGCCTTGAGCCATTGCGCTTCAAACGCTGCCAGCGTTGGCCGTGGTGTGGTTGCCCAGTATTCCACCAGTTCGGGGCTTGCCCACTTATAGGCAATGGTTACCGGGCCACGGAATAGGGCGTCAGTTACTACGCCTTCCCGTTGCCCCGAGCGCGTCACGGTGAAGCCGTGGCAAGCTGTTTCAGCGGCCACGATCCGTTCCTCTAGGTGAGCTTCATAGTCGATCTTCATTTCCCGCGTGAGTTCGGCGGCAAGCTGGAATATTAGGCTCATTCCCCGGCCCCCTGATATACGTTACGAACGCGGATAGTGTCAATTTCCCATGTCTTGCCGCTTCCCGATCCGTCCTCACGGCGCACGATAAGGAACGGCATATCGTCAATCTTTTTCTTCTCTAGAACAACATACCGAACGGCATAGTTCCCGGCTTCAATCGTCACCACGTCGCCAGAGTTGACGAAACCATACACAGCGTTCCTAGCGGCTAATCGCTTCCCGTTCCGCCGAGCGTTCAGCAGCAGTTCACCGGGCTTAGGGCCGCTCATGCGATCACGCTTAGGATGAACCACACAGCAACGATTGCGAACAAAAGCGCCGTAGCGGTCAGGATTCCGATGCCGATAGTCTTAGGCGCGCCCTTCGTGCCGAGCGCGTCAGCGCCGACCATGACGGCTCCGGTAATTCCTGCCACGGTGAAGATGAATATTGCTGCGGTTGCTAGTGAGTCAATCACTTGGTGCGCTCCTTTTGGATTCGGGTTATTTCTTCGGGATGAAACATGTAGGCTCCGCAGCATTCGGCGCGGGCTTCGGGCTTCGCCTTGCCCTCTTGAATCATTTGGTGAAGCCGTGCCACGCTGACGCCGATTAGGCGTGCAGCGTGGCTTGTGGGGATAAGTTCGCTCATTGTTTGCGCCGGGGTGAAATGGTCATCCGAGCGCCCTGCGGTAAGGCTACCGCAGCGGCGTTCAAAACATCACCTTGCCACTGCGTGAGGTCTGGCAATACTTCCACCCAAGCGGTGCCGGTAAGCTTCGGCCCCGCTGCGCCCTCCACGATTGAACGTAGAGTCGCCCCCAGTTCCGCCGCTGCTTCCCTGTTGTTAGCGTCACCACTGATCGGGTAGTTATGGCGGAAGTTCAAAGGCACCGGCGGGAATCCTTGGGCGGGCACAAAGATATGCATATCCTGCGTCGGCCTATAAGCGGGGTACGGGTTGAAGTCGCTGTTTTCCATGTCTCGACTATAAGCCCTTCTAGTTTGAGCGCGCAAGTCCCTAGTGCAAGTGACCAGACAAAGACGTGCCGGCTACGCATTTAGTTGTGCAACCTGACAGACCAAAAGGGCCGGCTAGTGGGCACGCAAAAGCCCCGAACCACTGGGGGCAGTTCGGGGCTTTTCGCTATTTAGTTATTATGAAATTATGAACCGGGGGCGACTGGGTCAGCTACATTCCGGTTATCACTATCGCGCCCAGCGGGCTTGAAGCAATAAGTAGAGTCTAAGCCCTACTTGCCGAAAATACCAAACCCGACATTTACCGCAGTGAAAACAAGACCGACGATAACAGTCGATTTAGTGAAGGTAGCGCGCATAGATTCTTCGATCACCTGCACGCGCCCATCAAGTCGGGTCAGCTTTTCCGCGTGGTTAGCGAACGTTGCTTGTGAAGTCTGCTGGAAACCGATGGTAGCTGTTTCGGCCTTCTCCGAGTGCTGCGCTAGGTTGCTTAGCTTCTCTTCGATTCGGCCCATGGTCACCAGCACTTCGACGCTGCTATTCGTCGTCTCTTGCCACACGTCGCCCATTCCCACCTCCCGGTACAAGCTTCCCGCCGAGCAACCCGCCCGCCGCCATGAATAGCACGCCCAGCGCGTCACGGATAGGCTCCGCGTCAATACCCCACAGCCCGAGCAACCACACCGTGACGATAGCCGCACTGGTGCCGACCAGCCCGCCGCCCGTGGCAGCTACGGTTACCGTGCCAATCTTGCCCGCGCTCACCGTAGGGTTACCTTTTGGCCGACGCTGATCTTATCGCCCTGGGGGTCAGCTTTGGCAATGGCAGGGTTCAACCTGAGAAGCTGCGAAACAGTCTTACCGTTCCGCTTGGCAATGGCTCCGAGGGTATCCCCCGGCTTGACCGTGTAGGTCTTTGGCAGCGACACAGTGCGCGGCGCGTCTTTCCCAATGGTTACGCCTTTACGCTCTAGCCATGCAGTCGGCGCAATCCATAGCCCGTCGCACAGTACGCCAAAGTGAAGGTGAATCCCCGTGACGTTTCCAGTCGCGCCCATAATGGCGATGACCTGACCCGCCTTGACAATATCGCCAACCTTGACCGAGGTTGACGCCAAGTGGCCATAGTACGATTCCATATGGTCGGTGCCGTACTTATCGGTCAGGTTGCCGTGGTCAATCCTGATCGCGGTTCCCGAATGGCCCGGCATAATGTTGCGGCCCACGGTGCGGACAACGCCGTCAGCAGCAGCGTAAATCTTGGTCTTTCGGTCACCGGGCACAATCGGTGCCCAATCGTCGCCAGCGTGGTTCGGTCGGGACTTGCTACGGAATCCACTGGTGAAGCGTGCGCCCTTCGGCACTGGTGAAGAATAGTTCATTTTTCTTTCCCTTCTTAGACTCTTGAATCTGCAAGTAGTAGTTCATATGGCGAAAGCACGGCCAGCCTTCCAGCATCCCGCTCGGTCACCACGTAATCAAGCACAGCAGCATAATCGGCAGACGTAATATATCCCGCCGTGTCGATCAGCGAGGGATGCATCATAAGTTGCAGCCCCTTCTTTTGTGCTTGGGCTTCGGCTATCTTGGCAATTATCACCGCCGACGTTCTGGATTCCATACCATAATGGAATTGTCCTTGGCGAACCTTCCCATCAAGCGGACGCATTTCTGTATTAGGAAACGCGCCCGTGACAACAGCATGGTTACCTAGAATCAAGCGCCCCGCGTCAGTGTTATAAAGTGCCTGGGGGTTGCCCACGCCGCCCATGCCGTCGAACTGACCTGACACTCCCGTTCCCGGGATCACTACGCCGGTAATGAATGCATCGGGAATCTGGTCTTGCAATTCTGCTAGACCGTTTACCCAATAGTCATAGTTCGCCGCGTACCCCGACGCATTATTATGTGCCGACGCGCCGTGGTTCCATATCTCGCAAAGCCCGGCCAAGACCCAAGCATTGACCATGGCAGGGGTCACCGTGTTATTCTCCGCTTGATCCCAGCGCCGAGACGCGAGGGCCAGCGAATACGGAATATTTCGGGCTTCATGCAAGGGCCGAATAACACTGTTGAAGTTGTTTAGCCCGTGGTCATGCCGGAACGCTACAGCGCCTACGCCACCGGTCGATATGGTGCCGCCGTAGAATGTTTCCATGTAGTCGATATGTAGACTATTGGCAAGCCCTACGTCTGCGCTTGCCCCTTCGGCGGGCGCGCCAGCGTTCACCCATGGGGTGTAAGTCGTGAAGCCCAGACCGACGCGCCACCATAGCGCCGCTTGGCCGCTGTAAGGCATGTAGATTTGCGCCTTCGCGAGAGTGGTGGAATGAATGTTGATAAAGACGCCGGGGAACTTGACCGGCCATGTCCCTAACATGGATTCCGCCGCAGTGGTGTTTGGGATTCCAAAAGCACCATTTGAAGTGAACAAGTCCGCGTCGGTTCCGTTTGGCATAAACCCACGATAGAACTGCGAGTCAGGGTTATCCTTACCTGCCTTGGCCCATGGTTCCCATGTATTGATTCCGTCACCCACGCGCCACCATAGCGCCGCGTTATCACCGTACGGCGTGAAGATTTGAGTCTTGACAATCGTTGTCCCAGGAATGTTGATAAAGTTTCCCGGAAAAATCACGGGCAACGGCGTCCCAGTAAGTGAAGCCGCGATTGTGGAGTTAGGAATATTCCACGCGCCCGCCTTCGTCATCAGGTCGATATTAGTGCCGGAAGGCATGACCCCGCGAGAGAAACGCAACTCGTCAAATAGAGTCGCCACGCGCTCCGCGTTTAGGGAAATAACGTCGTCCCCTTCGCTTACCAGATCGCTTCCAACTGGTGTAGCGAGTCCATATGATGCAGCGGACATTTTTTATTCTCCAATTTCTACGTGTAGCTATTCCAGCTACCGGGCGTGACGTTCCATTCTGAAACTAGCGAATCCCAGACCTTACCGGGAATCTCTGGCGTTTCGTTATCAAACATACCAACAACGTCTTTGGCATGAAAAACGTCAATCGAAATTTCCCAGCTGTTGGGGCCGATGGATTCATTGATTTGATTTGCGTAATACGGCCCGCGAACCGCTTCGGGCCAGTCTCCCGAAAGAAACAAGGGGTCTCCCGCTTCCAGCTTGAGAAGCTGCGCGGCAATTGTCCGGTCAACAATCTTTGAGCTTGACAAAAGATGGATCATATCAAACTTGATCGCTTCAATTTCAAGGCGCGAACTGTTGGATTGATGATTCAGTGAGTTTGCGAGCAACCTATACGTTTCGTATATGCCAGTTGGCAGGACTTGAGAAACGTCTATATCCTCACGCTTGAGAAGGACAATAGTGGAGCCAACCGGCGTAGGCCAGTCTTGTTCGTATAGCGCCCCAGACGGCAAGCGCCTAATCATATGATATTGAACCGATGCCGACTCTATTTGAGTTGACCACGTAGCAGGGCTAATGGCTTGCGAGCGAGTCACCGGCCATTCAGTTTCCAGCCGGTCAAAAAGCATTTGACGACGATAGCCTATTGACAATATCCTCACTGACCCATCACGACGATGCTGAAATAAAGTCCCCATGTCTGTTCCGAACTTAGTTGAAATATCCGAAAAAGTTAGTCCCCATTCTTTAGCGTATGTTGTGTCAAACGTATCCAGCGGTGCCCATGCCAACGGTTGCTTACCTGACAAGTCAGGATGGTCCCATGCCCAGACTAGCGCGCTAGCAACGTTAGCGCCCGCCTCGGGGCTAGTTGTCCGCGCCGCGTTCCTAAGCAATGAAGTCCAAGACGCGCCGCTAATCTGCGTATAGAACTTTTCTACCTTGCCAGCCTTCCACGCCACATCTTCAACATTTAGCCCACCTCGACGGCCATTGAACCTATCGGCTATCTCGTTAGCAGCAATGCCGCCAAACGCAAATCGGGATGCAGCCGCGTCGGTCAATCGAACCGACAAGACGGCGTTCCGGTCAACGCTTTGCGCCCCTACTACCGCCAAATCAACAGTTGAAGGGCTAACGTCAGGTGACGCATCAGCGTTTCCCCGAGATATATTGATGCTAGTTATAGCGTCATCTCCGAACGTGAGCGAACCCGCTACGGCTTCAAATATAGGCGAACCGTCAACGGATAGTTTTCGATGCAGCTTCCCCGGCTTATACACTATTACCTACCAACTTGTCAGCGTCAGACAGAATTTTGCGTATCTCGCGCGCAGTACCCACTTTATCAGTGACAACACCGTTGAAGTTGACAATCACCTGCACCGGCGCACGGCCAGCGCCGCCAGTGCTACCCGCTGCGCTTGTCCCCTTGGCCCGTAGGTCAATCTTCGGCGCTGCTTCGACGTCTTGGATTTTCCGCGTGACCTTCCCGAGGGTGCGGCCCAGTTCGGGGATAGCCGCCTTTAGGCTGCTGATCAGACCGCCCATAATGGCCTTACCAGCGGGCTTCAATAGTTTTTTATCGTAGCTAATCGGCCCCTTGTTAGCAGCAATCCATGAACCAATCCCACCAATAAATGCCTTACCTTCTTCCCACTTCTTCTTCAATCCACCTAGGAATCCATCGATGATCGCGCGGCCCGCGCCGGTGAGCAAGTTCCCTAGCCCACTAAGTGCCGCCTTTATTTGGCCTGGGATGCGCTGGAATAGAGCTAGCGCGGTTCCTAGGTTGCCCTTGATTAGCTGGGTAAATGCTGCCATGGCCGTTGCTGCGATTTGCTTGACCGTGTTCAGTGCGCCCGTGACAACCGTCTTTATAGCGTTGAAGCCACCAGTAAAGATTCCCTTCACGGCTCCGATAGCGCCGCGAGTGATCGCTACCAGTCGCCCGCCGATCCCGAGCATGAAAGCATTCAC